CCACATATTCCTTTATTACCTTCTAACCAGATATACTCGAAATTATATTCATCAGCAATTTTTTTATTTTCTTCTTGAGCATTTTTATCAATAGAATTGTCTAATAATACCTTGAAAGGTTTTTCTAACCATTCAGGAGTTTTTTTCATTGATTCAATAGTATGAAGGAGTTGTTCTGGAAAATTAAAAGTAAGTATATATAAATTAGTTTTTATGCTGTCAAGTTGTTTTTGACTAATTATTATTTCAGGTTTAACGTTACTTTCTATAGGAACTAATTTTACATTATCATCTAAAATTGCTTGAGTAAATTTTAAAATTAATCCATTATCATCTAGTTGATATCTCCTATATCTTGCTGGTTCAGAAACGGCCATTATAGCAAAAATACTTTCTTCAGTACCCATTAGACCTTCACTCAAGCTATCACTCAAGTAAGAATAATAAGTTGAATTTGCTTCACTTATTGCTTCTTTATGTCCTCCAAAAAACCCTCCTCTACATACAATGTCTACTTCTGCACCTGCAAATCGGTTGATATCATTCCATTTAAATCCGTGAATTTCATCTCCATTAAGATAGGGCCACGATAAAAATAAAAAATTATCAGTATAGTCTGCTACTTTATCTAAAACTTTATTTTCGACTAAATGAGTTTTTGGAACAGTATTAGTTATTCCTGCATCTAACCAATAAAAATACTCGGTATTAAAATTATTGTAAAGACTAGCATCATGAAGCATAAACATTTTAGACATTACTACTGGGTTATAGTATTCTAAAGTAGCTTGTGGGCTTGTAGTTAACCATCCTCCTTCTCCAGTTATGTTTAACCATTCTTTGCTAGTTCTTATACCTTGTGTCTTATCCCAATGAGGAGCATATAAATTAGTTTTTAAATCTTCTAACTCAGTAATTTTTATAAAAGTATTTTCAGGTTTTCTATGCTTCCACACAAACTCTTCTAATTCTTTAGGTAAGAAAAGTATCATATTAGCATCTATCTGTAAAAACTCTTCGAATTTAGATAAATAATGGCTTTCGAAATTTCTTTCGTCTCTACCTATATTCCATAACCCTGATACTATAGTAACGTTTTTTGGCATTTTTTAAAGTATATGTCGTTAATTATCAGTTTATCTAGTTCTGTATCTCTAAATAAAGTCATTGCGTCTTTAACAGTATTAGTAATAGGTTTACCAGCTATATTAAATGAAGTATTTAATAAAACTCCAATGCCTGTTTTATCTTTAAATTTAGAAATTAAATCGTATAAGAAAGTATTTTGCTCTCTAGTAATAGTTTGAATTCTAGCAGTACCATCAACGTGGGTAATAGCTGCTAATTTTTCTCTCCATTCTGTTCTTACCTTAGGACAAAAAGTCATCCATCTTGACTCTCCTTCAAATTCAAAATACTCTGAAACATCTTCTAATCTTACAACAGGGGCAAAAGGCCTATAAAACTCTCTATTTTTAACTTTTTCATTGAGTATATCTTTCATTTTCTTAATAGAAGGATTACATAATATACTTCTATTTCCTAAAGCTCTAGGTCCATGTTCAGAGTTGCCTTTTATAAGTCCAATAATTTCTCCTTTTGCTAAACTATCTACTATATCACCTTCATCTACATCGTGACTTGTAAACCACCAGTGGTCGTTAATATGTTCAAAAACAGAATTAGGGTCTAATAAAGGTAATCCAGCATAAGTAATATCAGCAGGTATTTTAGGTTTTAACTCTTGTAAGCATAGTCCTGTACTAATTCCGCAATCACTAGGAGCAGGTCCTACAAATACTTCTCTACCAAATTCTTCTTTAAGTCTAGTGTTGAGTATAATATTTAATCCACATCCTCCCGCTAGACACATAGGTATATCATTATAACGTTCCATCCAAGGTTTAGCAAATACTAAAAATGCTTCTTCAAATGCTTTTTGAGAAGTAGCAGCAATATCGTATGCTACTTTGCCTGAAAGTCTATCTTCTTCATATCGGTTGTGAAAAAGGGTATCGTTATGTTCTATTTTTAAATCATCAAATAAATTTTTCATGTGATCTACATAACTATTACCTTGATGTACATTACCAATATAGTACTGAATAAATCTATCTAACCATTCTTTTCTAACTTCACCATACGAAGCTAATCCCATAATTTTACCTGGGTATACAAGTATACCGTTAGATAAGTCTCCTTCTCTTCTTATATCTTGTAAAACTTCTCCGAAAGATGCATAAGGTAAACCTAAGTCTAAAAATACATGAGGACTCCCGGCATTTGGATGTTTAACTGTTTCTAATAAGTCTATATGATCGTACTTATCACTTATTTTATTTTTCTTATCTCCTAAATATACATTAAAAAATCCATCGTTTCCCCCTCCATCAAATGAGACTATCAACGCCTTATCATGAGGAGAAGTATAAAGAACATTAAATGCATGAGCAGCATGGTGATGACCGTAAATATACTCGTCGGCTGGTATATAATTCTCAGCTATATAAGTTTCTTGGTCTTGTCCTTGACCAAAATTTACTCCTGTATTTAATGCTACTATCTTATTAAATTTTTTAATTCCAAAATAATTTAAAATATATTTAGAAATATACTTCATCATAAAGACTATATCTGAGCCTTTGATTGTTTTATATTGGGCTAACCCTACATTTTTTTCATTAAATAAACGTTCAAACTCTAATGTTAAAACTACCTTATCGTTTTTGGCAACTGTAATACCGCCATTATGGGAACCATTAATACCGAGAATATAAAAATCATTCATCTAACTTATCTATATTAATTAATTTTTTTGAAATATTAGCTATACTATCTATCTTACTGTTATCCAACCACCATTGGTGTCCATTATCAGCAACAAACTCTAAATATTCAGGATCTTTTATAACTTCATTATATCTATCTAAAATTCTATCAGCTTTGGCTTTATATAAACCCTCGTATTGCTCAGTACGCTTTAAATCACTACAGTCTACGCTTATGTAATGGTAATCAGGTATCAAGTTGTTATGGAATTTACTATTAAGTTTTTCTCTAAAAAGAGCTGATTTTACAGCTAGTATTTCCATATCTCTATGACATACCTCTCCAGCGCCATTTATATTAAAATTTATTTTATTAGAAGCTAACCAAGTATAATATTTTTCTTCTTCGAGAATATCTGAACTTACATTAAATCTACTGTCTTTAGTAAGGTATTCTCTAAAGGAATAGACTGAACCATTAAAAGAAGGTTTACTGGGAATAAATTTTTTAGCCATACTTTTATATGTATCTAAACTTTCATGTAATCGAGGATTATTATAAGTATAACACCAGGGAGTGTATGCTTCGTCTAAGGATGGAATTAATTGGTGACAAAATAAATCAGTTACTCCACATGAGGTAAATATTTCAACTATATTCTCAGTATCCCAACCAGTAACAGTAGGGTCGATATTAACTATATCTTCTAACCTATCCCAAAAAGAAAATAGAAAGTATTTACCTGTATCTGGGTTAAGTATATAAAGATAATGATGATTGCTGTATTTACATCCTGGTCCGCAATTTGGGTATAATTTCTCATATTTAGGATGAGGATCAATAATCTCGAATTCATGTTCCGGATACTTCTCTATAATAGTATTAGCCACTCTATCCAAAACAGTAGACTGAAACATAGTTGCATTATGATTATGGTAGAGTATATACTTCATTATTTATACTCAAATTCTTGCCTTTCTGCCCATCCTTCACTCTTGCTATGTGCCCAGTATACTACCCTAGTTGGTTGCTCTACGCTCATAAAGGTTTGTTCGAAGTGAATAGGAGTTCCATTTTCTAAAAACTTTGATAACCTGCTATCATCTATAAATATACTTTCGATACTTTTTCCATTTTTATCGTCAAAAGCTACTAATATAAAATCATAATCTTTTTTACTGAAAAAATTAGGATCTATATTAACTAAATGATAATGAGATTTCGAAAAAGATTCTTCCCACTCTTCTTCATTTTCTCCTATAATAGGATTAGGAGGATACTTCATATCCAAAGTATGTTGCTGCATTGCTCTGTTTTTAAAATGTAAACCAGCATATATCTCATAGTCTCTAAATGTACGTTCTTTACCTAAATCATACCCAGTTAAATCAAATCCATTATCTTCTACTCTAAATAATTGTCTTATCTTTGCTCTACCAGAATCTTGCTTTTTCCAGTACATTTCATTACCAGCCTTTGCTTGGTCATCCCATACTAAAATACCATCCCGTTCTTCTCTCATAGTAGCATGCCATATAACTAATCTATGAGGATGAAATAGATCATATCCGTGAGTAAAACTTCGAACAGTTAAATTAATCTCTTCTCCAGAAAAATATAAATCTGGGTCATGTTTAATTTCTTTGGCCCATTTATTTCTAGCAAAAGCAAAATGACCACAAATAAAACGAGAAGGTACAGGTTCAGTTAAATCTTCCCATCCTTCTAATTTAGTAGGTTGAATAAAAATAGTACCGTGAGGATAGAAACAATTAGGTATACTCAACCATGGGCAATCTGCTCTTCCTTCAGGTTCTTCAAAGGGCTTGTATTCTGGTAAGTATCCGGTAAGTATAGGTCTATAGCCTTTCTTTTCTAACCCTTCATGCATATTAATTAACGTCTCATCCCAATCTTTCACAAACCTATGATGTGAATCTAATTGTAGTACGTAATCTTGATTAGTTAATAACTTTTCATTTATTATAGCTCTTGCATAAGGTAAACCTTGAGCGTCTTTAGCGAGCATTTCATGTATATGAAAGTTAGGATTCTTTTTATATTCAGTTAAATCGTCAAATCCGTCAGAAGGTTCATACTGCCTGCAGATACCAAAATGTAATCTTTGCGGATATTTAGCTTGAGAAAGAGCATCTTTTATAGTAGGTAAAAGCTCAGGTTCTCTATATGCTGGTAAATGTAAAAATATGATAGAATTTTTGCTCATTATTACCGAGGAAAAATATGTTCAAATCTTTCAACATAACCATTTTTTTTACTGTAAGGCCATACAATTAGTTTATATGGTTCTCTACCGTAAAAGTCTTTTTCAATTTGTAAAAAACCTCCTTTTGCATTTTCTATTAAATCTAATAAGTTTTTACCTTTTATGTCTTCTCTAAAAATAACATCTTCAGGTTCTTCACCTTCGAAAGATAATACACAAAATTCATAATCATCTTCATTAAAATGAGACGAATGAACGTCCACTATATACTTATTGTAATGTAAAAACGAATCGCCATATCCATCAACTGTCTCAAAGTTAGTTGGGTTAGGAGGATAAAAATGATCTAAAGTATGCTTTTGTATTCTTTTAGTAGTAAAATCTATTCCTGCATATTGTTCATAGTCCACTATAGTTCTTTCTTTTCCTAAAGCATATGGTTCTAATTGCTTCAATACACACGGCCTACATTTAGGTTTTCCTACTCCTAGTAAAGTTCTTACTCTAGAAAATGAGACTTTATCTCGCAAATCAAAATCGTGATCAGACCAATGCTTAACTCCGTCATTTCTTTCATAATAATGATAGGCTAGAGGTTTATGGGGGCAAAGTAAATCATAACCATGAGTATAAGCTCTTACCGCCATAGTAATTTCTTCACCATGAAAATAAAGAGCTGGATCATATAAGACGGTTTCTTGAAACTTACCGTCAGTAAAAGCAAAATGACCTGAGAAAAATCTATGAGGTATAGGTCCTTCTAATGTTTCCCATTCATTTAATGTATGTGGTTTAGTATGAAGAGGTCCTTCTGGAGCTATTCTATCAAAACATAAGTACCATACATTTTTTTCTCTATCCTTTGGATCTTTATCTGGAAAATAAGAACCTAAATAAGTAGTTAGTAAAGGTTTAGGGTATCCTTGTTTAATTGCAAGTTTGTACATCTTAATACATTCCTCATCCCATTTCTCAATAAATCTATGATGAGAATCTAGCTGTAAAGAGTAAGTTTCGTCATCATAAAACTTTTGAATCTGATGTCTAGCCCAGCATGCTCCTTTAGAGTCTTTATAGTCTACATCAACTATATGAAATCTTTTATCATTTTTATATAAATCTAAATTGTCCCACAGATCTTCTTTACTATGCTGCCAGCATATTCCAAATCTTAATCTATCGGGGTATTCAGCCTGCTCTAAACAGTCTTCAATAGTTGGTAGTAGTTCTTTGTCTCTATAACTTGCTATAGAGATAAAAATTGTATCTCTTTTTGCCATAACTAAAATTAATTTTATCCATCACAAGAAAGACAATCGGTAGATGTTCTACTACCTATATCTCCATTGATGACAGAGTCGGTCCTTAAATAATATAAGGTTTTTATTCCTAATCTCCAAGCAGTTTGGTGAACTTCGTTTATAAACTTTGGACTGTCGGTGGGGTCAAAAGCTAAATTTAAAGATTGAGTTTGATCTATGTATTTTTGTCTCGCTGCTGCTTGTTCGACTAATTGTAATTGATTTATTTCTGCAAACGTTAAAAATATTGGTTTATCTTCAGCAGGCATTACATCTTCAGGTAAATTAGCTATAGAACCTCTATCTCTCATTATTTCATCCCATACTTCTTCAGTATTAGCACCTTTTTCTTCAAGATAATCAACTAATGCAGGATTTTTTCTAATAAAAGTACCTTTTGCTGAATTAAATGTATAAACATTAGCTGGTACTGGTTCGATACCTGCGGATACTCCTCCTGATATCGTAGAATTAGAAACTGTAGGAGCTATTGCAAGTAAATGTGTATTTCTCATACCGGTTCCTTTACACCATACTGGTTCTCCATATTCATCAGCAAGCTGTCTTGAAGCATTTTCTGCTTGAGTACGAATTTGAGAAAAAATTTGATGAGTTAACGATGTAGCTCTTATAGAATTAAAAGGTATTCTTTCATTCTGTAAAAAAGTATGCCATCCAAGTACTCCTAAACCAATAGCTCTACCTTTTTTAGCGGATCTGTGAGCTCTTATTAGTGAATCCCTTCCAGAAGTTTTTGATAAAAATTCTTCTAATACACCGTCTAAAAAGTATATGGCGGTTTCGACAAGATCCGTGTTTTTCCATTCATCCCATTTAGTTAAATTAACACTTGATAAACAACAAATAAAACTATGCTCTTCATCTGTATGAAGAGTTATTTCCGAACATATATTCGTCATCGAAACTTCTAGATTGTTCTTTTTATATGCAGGAGGATTAGCATTATTAACATTATCCTTATACATAACGTAAGGTTCTCCTGTTTCTACTCTAGATTTTAAAATTTTTACCCATAATTCCATTGCCTCAGCGTCTCTATGCTCTAGTTTTTGCATAAAGATATCATCCACTACAACGCATTGATGAAGGTTAAGACACTGTCTATTAGGATCTCCTTTAGGGCGTCTTATTTCTAGGAATTCATGGATATCTGGGTGATTAATGTCTAGGTTTACAGATGCTGCTCCTCTTCTTACTGCTCCTTGATTAGTAGCAATTATAGTTGAGTCGTATATCTTAGCCCAAGGTACTATACCTTCAGATTGACCCATATCATCTTTACCTATTTTATTACCTCTACCTCTAACTTTAGATAACCCTACACCTACTCCACCACCGAGGGAAGTCAGCCTCATTAACTCTGCGTTAGTAAGGCCGATTCCTCTTATAGAATCAGGGGTATCAATTCCAAAACAAGAGATGGGCAATCCTCTATCGGTTCCTGTATTTGAAAGTACAGGCGAGGCTAAGTTCAACCAACCTTTCCACATATAACGAAAAAATTTATTCGCTAAATCGGGTCGATCTAATCTATGTGCTATTCTATCAGCAACTCTTCTATATGCTTTTTTAGGAGTTTCGTCAGATAACAGATATCCTTTAGAGATAGTTGCTATCGAAACTTCGTTCATCCATTCTGGGTAATCCTTACCAGCTTCCCAGTTGCTGGTATCTACTACTACTGACATAACTTTCTATTTAAAAAGCAGCGGACCAATCAATGTGCCCCTTACTATAGTTAGTAACTCTATTTGCAAAGAAATCGGTTTGTTGCTTACCAGCTATAACTGCGTCAAACCATTTCATAGTTTTTAATGCTCCTTTATCTATCTCATCAGCTGGTATGATAGGGCTTAATCCTAAATCAGCCATTTTTGTATTAACTCTATGACGAATAAAATTCTTTAATTCTTCTTTACTTAAATTTTCAAGATCTCCCATTTCAAATACTTTATCTATAAAATCAAACTCTAACTGTGAAGCTAAAAGAGCTGCTTCCTCGATTTCCTTAATTAATTTTTTAGTTTTGAACTCTGGGTGTTCTTTCATAAGAGTTCTAAATAACCAACATCCTGCTTCTGAATGTAAACTTTCATCTCTTACAGACCATTCTACTATCTGTCCTACTCCTTTAAGTAAGTTTCTCATTTTATAAGATAATAAAACTGCAAAAGAACTAAATAAATTAACTCCTTCTGTAAATGCTGAGAATATAGCCAATGATTTAGCTCTTTCATGCCAGTTAGCTGTACCATCGTGATTATCTCTAACGTTCATCAAAGCTTCTATTTTAGCCATAGTAGCTTCGTCTTCTAAAAACTCACTAAAATCATCTAATCCTAGCTGCTCATTTAACAATGAATAAGCTTCAGCATGTATAGTTTCACTTGACCCTAATGTAGTCCCCATCATTATAACTTCCGGCTTCCTAAACCATTTAGTAACTAAAGTTGACCAGTAGTCATTAACTATAGTTTCAGTTTGCGCAAATCCTTTTAAAATTTGACCTACTACATTTTTTTCGTGAGGTTTCATATTTGATTTCCAATCCGTGACGTCTTGTGCCATAGGAACTTCTGTATGCAACCAGTGTGCTTGTTGTTGTTTTAACCAGTAATCGTATGCTTTGGGGTACTCGAAGGGTTTGTACACAACTCTTTCTTCTAATAAACTCATATTATATACTTATATATTTTAATATTTTAGACAAAAACACCCGTTGGATAGTATCCTTCGGGCCGATAATAAATATGATATATATTCAACATTCAGCCGAAAAAAATCATATTAATTTGGATAAAGTTTCACGTGACAAATTAAACTTAGGTTTATTAGTTTCCTCTAATAAGTCTGCAGGATCTGCCTTACCATCGAATTCAATATGTCCATTATTAGTATCCATTTTTACGTTATAAGTCATTCCATCTTGTCCGTAACGATTCTTCATAACGTGTACTCTTCCAGTTCCAAGAACTTTATCTTCCTTCTGACGAGATAGAGATAAACAAATATCTGCTACCATCATTTTATCGTAACTACCTGCTGCTTTATCCCCCTCAATAACATTATCCCTAGCCCCCATTCTATTTACCTGAGAAGGAGTTAATACTGGTATTTTTAATTCTTTAGCTAATCCTTTAGTAGCTATAAACACATCATCTATTTCGTCTTTTCTTTCAAAAGTTTTTCCTCTTGAAGGAGCCCTTAAATAATCTACGTAATCTATAACTACTAAATCAGGTTTATGCTCCATATCCATACATTTCTGTATATGAGATTTAATAGTATTAACTGTAGCTCCTTTAGGAGGGTATTCTTTAACTATTAATTTACCTTTAAGATTATCTACATACGTTTGGACTTCCTTACGGTGTTTATTAACCTCATCAATAGAGTATCCTGTAAAGTAGCAGTCAAATCTTTTACCCACATAGTCCTCTCCGAGCTCGAGCGTATAGTAATTAACTTTATAACCAAGAGAGACAGCATGAGCAGCAATAGCAACCATACACCATGACTTACCGCCACCAGGGTTACCAAAAACAATACCCAGATCGCCAGGACCGAACCCACCTTGAATACCATCATTAAGAATAGGCCAAGGAGAAGGAATGGTAGGACGGTAATTAACTCTATACCTAGTTTCAATATCTTTATTATATTCATGTCCCATATTTTTGTCCATACCTGCCTTCATAGCTTTTTCCACCTGATTTCTAATACCATCGAAGTCTCCTTCTTTAAGTAGATCGGCTGAGTTAAGTATAGCGTTTTTCATTTCTTGATTCTTACAGAAAGTTTGAAACTCTTCCTGTACATATTCTAAATCGTCTTGTGTAGCTTGATAGGAGTTTCTTAACTCTTCTTTTAAAGCTACTTGAAGTACTTCATTTTCTAACTTTTGAAGTTCAACTTTAAGAACATCCATAGTAACGTTAGTGTGGTATTTGTCAAAGTATTCACAAATCTGGTTGATTATCCATTTATGAGAATCGGCGTCGAAGTAATGATCATGTAACACGTCTCTTACGTTTAGAAGAAACTTTTTATCAGTAAGTAACGATCCTAAAACCTTTAATTGAAACCCCTTGCCGTACTGCTGTAAACTCTTTAATGTCATTTAAAACCTTTGTTATAATATAATTATTTTTTATCTAATAACCAACTGCTTGATTGCATTTTATTTCCTAAACCTTCTATTAATTCTATACCTAATTTCCTACAAACTTTAGACTCAGGGATAGTATCATTATTTTGGTCTCCTCCATTAGCAAATGCTAATTTATGAGTATCTTTATAAATTTCGTAAACCTCTTCAATGCTTTCATTCTGAGTTTTGTCTTTGTCTATAGAAATCATAGCCCAGTCTACATATTTTATAGCTTTGATTATTTCTAACCTTTCTTGTTCAAGCTGAAATTCCTTACTTCCTTTTAAAAATCTCTGTAAATCAGAGTTTACAATAACTATAAGCATATCCCCTATAGCTTTAGATATTTCAAATAATTCAATATGACCTTTATGCAGAGGGTTAAAATATCCGCTAACTATTATAGCTTTATTCATACTTCCAAAAGACCTGTAAAATTATAATCATTGATGCCAGAACTAATATAGTACCAGTTTTAATATTTATTCCTTCTTTCATAAAAATTAAAGTCAGAATATAAAAACTAAATATACCGGTAGCAAAAGCAATAATTCTAGACGGCCATAGTTGTCCGTTAAAAAATTCTACAATATAAGTAGTACCAAATATATACGATGCTCCTACGGGAATACCCATAAGGCCTGAAACAAGTATAGGATGATCCTTTACCCATGAACTTAAAAACTGACCGTTTGTTTGAAACCATGCAAGTGACTGTGCCACAAGAAATAATATCAATCCTAAAATTAATGACTTATAATTCATTTTACTGTAGTTAACCCTCTAAAATTTTCTAACCAACCTTCTGTATTTTTGGTAATACCTTCTATTTTATCTTGGTCTAATAGAGATAAAAATACTCCTGTCTGTAATTTAGGTATATTGCTTTTAAAAATATCTTCTACATATTTTATTTCTTTATCATCTAAAGAAGTATCATGTAGATCCATCAATTTAAAATTAGTCTCTACTCTATCCCAGCTGTGTATGATTTTTGCAAATATCTTTTTACCTTCTAATTTTTCTTCTGCAACTTTAAATATATAATCTAAGTCTGTTTTTTCAGTTAGTAATTTAGGAAACTCTGCTACTACAGTTTTTATACCTAATCCTTTGACTCCTGGTAAATTATCAGAATTATCTCCTAGTAATGCTTTTACTAGGTTGAAGTTTGTAGGTAGTACTTTTATTTCTTCAAATATATTATTTTTTGTAAAAGTTTTTTTCTTGACCGGAGCATATATTTCTATATTGTCATCTACTAACTGTAAAAAATCTTTATCAGAAGAGACTATAGTAACTTTTTTACCCGCATTAGATGCTCTTTTAGCTAGATAAGCCATTATATCATCAGCTTCTAACTTTTCCATAGTCAATTGTTGTACTGGTAAGCATTCTAAGTAGTCTTGAGTTCTAAATAATTGTCCTATTAAAGCTTCGGTTTCTTCTTCTTTATTATCATATAGCCCCCAATGGGTAATTCTACTAGTAGCACGCTGTGCTTTATAGTTAGGGTCTATATTTTTTCTATTTGAAGATCCTCCTTTACCGTCCCATACTATAACCACCCTAGTAGGATCAAATATCCGAGTTATATACCCTAAAGAACGAAGAAACCCTACCAGGCCCCCTATATGGGCACCTGATGGGTTCATCGCTTTGAGCAGTGAAAAAGACCTTATTAAGGTATTCATCGCATCAACGATCAAAATATGATCATTAAGGGCTCGGGGTGGGGTCTCCTTTAAATTCTTTAGAATTTTATCGTACGGCATTAATCAAGAATATTAGGAGTAATCGGGGTTTCCTCTAAATCTCCTTCTTCAATTAAATCGAAGTCTACTGAGCCAACTAATTTTAACCAGTGATCTTTATGGGCATCTTTATATTTATCTATATCTCTCTTATCATCAGCTATAAAACCATGAGGTGTCATTACTATTCTACCTCTTGACTGTACTCCGCCGATATGATTCTTCTCTACTTGAACGTTAGTACGTTTAGCAAACTCTACCTGCATACCAGCTTTAATAGCTTTAATCTTAGATGTACCTGGATTAGTTATGTTACCGAAAGTAACTACTAAAGTAGCATCATACCACATAGACATTCCACCTTTGTTCTGAAGCTTAGGTTGACCCATAGGCGATTCAGGTTTCATAGTCCATACTTTATTAATAGCTACTAACGTATTAGTATAGGGTGAGTTCTCTTTTCTAGATAATAGAATCTTCTGATTAAGATTATTACCGAACTGAGTAGACATAGCACCTGCATTCCATTCGTTGTTATTCTTATTAGAACGTACTGATAAATCGCAAGGTACTGAACCGATACTATCCCAGAAGAAACACATATCGTAAGGTAAGTTACCTTTAGCTTGTTCGTCCATAAGATCGGCAATATAAACCGCTACCTCTTCAATAGTATTAAGTTGACCTCTGTCTGCGTATAAGAAATGACCTTCGTAGTCAATAACAGTACCATTAGCATCAGTTACTTCCTTAAACTCTAGACCCATCTCTTTAGCATGTTCCCAAGACCATTTCATCTCAGTAACAATAAAGACTGGGAGAATGCCCTGTTTTTGAGCATTCACCGCAGCTTCTATCAGGGCAGTTGTTTTGCCCGTATCACTATGTCCACGCAAGAGAGTGATATGACCGGTAGGAATACCGGGTAGGGAAGTAATATCTTGAAAAGCTTTAGAGAGTGGTATCCACCCTTGCTCCTTAAACTTTACAGAAGCATTAGCAAAACCTTTCTTTTTCTTAAAATTACCTAAATTAAACGACTTGCGTACAGCAGCGGTCGCTTTTTGTTGTACTTCTTTATTTTTCGCCATTATTCATTAAATAAGTCATCAAATTTACTAACTGTGTCTTGGTTGCCAGCCGTAGCTGTTTCCAAAGTAAAGTCTGTTTTTTGAGGACTTGTGCTTTCTGGCTTAGTTTCAGCACCTGCAGTAGGAGTACTAGTCTCCTCAGCTCCAGGGTTTAAATAACTTTGTAGTTGTTTTTTAATAAAGTCGTAATCATACTCAGTATGAACTTCAGTAGGATTAGGTTGAGTCTTAATCCATGTATCGACTAAATCATTATTATCAGATAAAGGAGTTTGTTTAGGTTTAATACGAACAGTAGTCTCAGGGTAAGGATTACCTTGTACTTGTTCTACCACCATATCCCATCCGTTAATAACGTCTGTGAAGTCTCCGATATCTTCATCTTCTGCTAAAGCAAGTAATGCTTTATAGATAGTAATACCAAAGCCCCATAGTCTTACACCTTTATCTTCTTCTCCTCTTACAACAACAGGAGCAAAAACTCTGGTTTTAGGGTTAAGTTTACCTGATAGAGACCAATTATCTTTATCGTTAGTTTTTCTTAGTTCTTTAACGAACTCTTCGATTGGGTCTTGCTTACCAAAGTTTGATAAGGCTACCATCGGGTACTTTCCTACTCCGTAGTGAAATTTTAATTCCTTAAACGGAAAAGTAGGATCATAAGCAGAAGGTACGATACGTACGGTTTGCTTACCTAGTTCAGGTTTCCAAAATATTTTTGAATAATCTGTTTTCTCTCTTTGCTGGCCGCTATTATTTAACGTATCCAGCTTTGCGCGTATAGCATTTAAATCCATATAACTAATTTATTTATAACGTTTATTATAATATAAGAACTATTTTTTAGTTCTCCAACTCTATTATCTTGTAAAGTTTAGTGTTTACTCTTTTAAGTTCTGGCCCTTTTGTAAGTAGTATACAGTTGCGGTAATCTAACCAGTTTATTCTATAAGAAGTATCTAGAACACCTCCATTTAGTTCTTTTATTAATGTATTAAGTGCATTAATCGTATAGAGAGTATTTGATTCTTTTTTACGGTGTACTAAAATAGTATTTTCTAAAAAAGACCCTACATTGCCGAAATCCACATTATAAGTACATATATACTCATCTTGGCTTTTTGAATAAAGAACAAAGATTTTGTTATATATGATTTTATACCTTTCTTTGACTTGCTCAAGGACTGAATCTAAAGTATCTTGAGTAGCAAAGGTACAGAAAAGTTTATTGCTCATATCTTCATTTAAATAAATGGGATCGATATCATAATCGAAACCTTTTACGATAGCTTCTTGTATCATATATAAATATCTTTACTGTTTATAAACACAGATCTTTTGAGTATTTAAATTTAACTGGGTATTTTCCATCTTCTTCTAAGATCTCTTTAATTTGTTCCAAGGTTTCTTTACCGTCTTCTTTATCAAAATCAAATAATAACGCATCGTAAGTATATAAAACTATATTAGTCTTTTTATTCTGTAGATACCTTAGTACTTCTTTTAATATAAGAATATTTCTTGAAGTCTCTAACGATTGCATGATATAGTTCATTAACTTTTGAGGATTCATGTCTTTTAACGCTTTAGTGAACGGTTTATTACTAATTGGCGCCAAGACTCTTCCGTTAGTTTCGTATTCGGTCCATAGACCTTTGATAAATTCATCGATTTTTGTAAACACTTCGAGAAAAGCGTATTTCTCCGGGATTTTTCCGTAAATTGCATGAAAGTTAATCTGTTTTGCTTTATCATATTCTTCTTCTGTAATTTCTTCTTTGTTAAAGTACTGTTTAGCTAACTGTTTATGAGCAGACTCATTAGTTAGCGCATAATCAATCTGATCACAAAGTAAACGCAAGTGATAACCGTCAAAATCAAACTCAATAAAGTAGTCGTTTTGAGGTCTGAAGCTTTTTCTATGTTGTTGAGACTTAGGAATAGCAGCGAAATTAACGCTATTAAAAGCATTAGTTGGTCTGGAGGTAGCATTATATAAATTGTATAAAGTTAATACTGAATTATCTATAGTGTTGTATAAAGGGTTATTAGGATTGAACATTTCAATATAGTTATCGTAGAAAACTCCCAAACCTGATTGCTCTAATAAGTAAAATACATTAGTAGCGGTTTTATTGTAGAAATTAAATCCTTCTGGAATACTGTATCCTATAACTTCTTTAACTTGATCATATTTTTTTGAACTTATTTCATAAAGTTTTGAAATTGGAATTAACTGATTTACTTTATCAAAACTTTTAAATTTACTATAAAAGTAATTTAAAGCATTACTTTCCGAGGTAAATTCTAATCTATCAAATTTTACCATAGAGTAAAGTAGTGATATATCTATAGCATCCTGTAAGTTAAAGTGGTAGAGTAGTTCTTTTTTATTTAAAGTATATAGCTTACTTGCTTTTTTTAAAATAGCATAGACACGATCTTTTGATACGTTTAAACCTTCGCTATGATTAATAGGAATAATATACCCATGGTCAGAACCTAAAAGTCTAAGGTAGATTGCAACAGTAGAGCTAAGTTTAGGGTGAAAGTAGTTATTAGTAGGTATAATATCTACATAAACTCCTAATCTAGCTAGTTTCTCTAGACTAATTAATTTTTCTTCTTGCTCTACTATATAAAACACTTATAACCTTTTTTATAATATAAGAAAAATTATATAGCTATCAAACTTTTATGTAGCTCTAAGGTTTCTGTTTCGATTTCCTCTATTATCTCTGTATTGAGGAGCTTCTATAACTCTATTGTTTCGACTTCCTGCAGTAGCAGCTCCTGCTCTTTGACTATACCTACCAGTTTGATTTGAAGAATTAAGTCTTCGATAAGCATTAAATCTATCTAAAACATCGTTTCTAATATCCGAGGTTTCCTCGGGATAAGTTCCTACATTATCTCTATAAACGAGTTTTTGTTCTTTCCATATTTTTATAATAATTGATCTTAATTCAGGTTTTCTGTTATCTCTACCTCTTAATAAAGCTAAAGCAGCTCTACGTTCACTACCAGATAGTTCTATAGCATCGTAGTTATTTGAAGGATCAGGTATATCGAGTTCTCTTTGTATATTAGCTTGAGTTATTCTTTTAAGAGTCGTTCTACCTGAATAAGTTTTATTATCTCTAGTCCATTGAGCATACAGTGCTTTGGATGTTAATCTTAATCTCATTCGAGTATTCAACTTAGAATCATTAACCCATCCTACCATTTCTTTAGGAGTAAATTTGTATGGTTCATCTTTATCGTTTTTCCATTTAAATTGATGAAATAAACTTCTAAATAAAAGAACTGCTTTTTCTTCATCTCTTCTTTGATCTAATCTTCTTTTTTTCCTTTTATTTTTAGCACCTGAGCTCATTTCTACAATATTTTGAACCCATTTGCCTTCTTGACCGGACATATCATTAAGTATCTCATTAAATGCATTTTTGCGTTTTTGCTGTTCCTGTTCTTCTTCAATTTTCCTTAGTCTACCTTCTTCTTCATTCTTTAAAGATTCTTGTTCAGCAGTTACCTGATCTTGTTCAGCAAGCAGATCTTCTATAGATGCTGATACGTTGCCCAGTATTTCATCAGCAGCTGTAAAGTCCCCAGCTAAATCATCTGCAAAATCTAAATCTAATTTAGGAAGTTGAGGTAATTCTAATGTGTTAGAACCAAATCCTAAATCTTCTATTTCCTCAGCTTTATCATTTAAATCTTCTTCAGGTTCAGGTAAATTTACTATCTCAGGATCTCCTGAGTAATCGTCTAAGCTTTCTAAAAGATATTCTATTTTATCTTCTAAATAATCACTTATACCGGGTATGGTAGATTCAGCTTGAGCTAGTACATCTATGTTGTTATTTCTAACTCCAGGGTAGATATATTTTTTTATTTGAAAATCATCTGCTTTACCGAAAATATACCATGAAATAACGAATGATCTTTTATATCTTAAAGATCTAAATTCTACATAATCATCCTGGCTTACTTCTATTATTTCACTATTTCTAATATCAAATAAAAAATATCTATCGATAGTTCCTCTTTTATAATCTTCTAAAAGTGGTCTTGGTCTGAATCTTACTATTACTGGTTCAGAATCTTCTTCTATTGGTACTTCATTTGATACGAATACTGCTTTATCAAAATCACCTTTTTCCAAATCTTCTTTATTCATTGCAAATACTTGAAGATTTCTGGTAGTAAATACTTCGACATCTTTATTGCTCAACGTAACTCCAGGTACTCCAGATTTTTTACTTCCAGCACCCCCAATACCCAACGTTTTATCCACCACACCAAATACCTTATTCAAAAGCTTATCTATAATTTTGTTAAGGTCAAAATCTAGATCGAAACCTGGCGGTAACTTTTTTCGCATGGATTTAGGTAGGTACATATTATGCTGTTTTATCTTTAAAGTTTTCTACCTTACTTTTAATACTACTTTTTAAATTTACTGTGTTAAAAGTTTTAACTACTCTTTTAGGGTCAGGTTCACAAATACACATATACGCAGTTATATCAGTAGTCCAAGAATTACTTTGAATAGAATGATTTATACTTTTTATTATAAATCCAGCAGTATCATTTATATAACCAGGAAGTATACCATCTTGTAATTTAAATCCTTGACCTATAAGTAAACCTGCTATTCCCTGCATAGTAAAAGAAAGTTCGAATGGAAGTATTCCAGGGTTAGGGTTTGTTGCCAATTGTATATCTTGTTTGCTTATAAAGTTATGAATCTGTTCTAAACTATCTCCATCTGATTTACTAAAAGATCTACCTCCAACAAAACTTTCAACTACTTCCTCTATTTTACTTATTTTATCTTTATACTCTTTACCGCTTTCTTCAGTAGATTTTTGATCTTGTGCTTTAAGATCACCTTTAAATCTATCAGTCAACCCTGCATTAAAAGAAAATAATGGCAAGCCTTTATTATCAATGTCAGTAGCAGATTTTTGTGCAGCAATAGCCATCATATTCATGATATCATTACTTATTTTAGAAGTAACACTAATATTAGATAATAATCCTCCTTTGCCATAACATGGTAATATATTCCTTCTTATATCTTTTGATGTTGGAGTAGTTTTTCTATCTACTATAAATAAAGTTGCAGGTTCAAATGTATCTTTTGTTTCATAATTTTCAAGGTAATGAAAATCAAATTCGTTTATTCCCCCTAAAGCAGGTTGAATTTTTTTAAAGATATTTTTTACATAGTCAACTATTGTTCTATCTTCTTCAGGAGCATCTGATAGATCACTTAACGTTCTAATTAAAAAATTAACGTCTAATAAAATATCACTATAAAGTTGATTACCTAAAAATGAAGCTCTTGGAAATTCTTTTTCATCTACACCAGCTCCAAAATCTAATCTTTTATTATTTGGTTTCTTTTTTAATAAACAAACATGAGGATTAGATGATATATGATCATCGTAAGTCAAAAATGGGCTATTAACTCGAATCTTTGATTCTTCATCATTATAACCAAACTTTACTAGAGCATTAGTTTTTCCATTTACATACATATTGACCGTATTGTTAAGTATTTTGAAAAAACTACTAAAAGTGATATAAACTTTTTTGCTTCCGTTTTTAATATCTGTGTTAACATCGTGTAAATAGTACGGTCTATCTCCTCTATCTAAACCTATAGGAAAGTTACCTTTTAATTCATCAATTTGAGAACCTCTTTGCCCTGTAGTAGTGTATATATTATTAAAAATTTCTAAAACCGTAGAAATTTTATCCATAGACGAAGACTCAGATTTTTTACCTGTAAGTAGACCTTGAGCCATTGCAGCGGATTCACTTACCTGATCTATGAATGATAAAGAATCAGGTCCTTTTATATTTTTTATTTCTCCTGATGTTAGTGCTTTTATTGAGTCTATAATACCTCCGGCACTTATAATATAAAACGTACAATCATACCCACCCTCAATATTAAAAGAATATTGAAAATTCATACAGAATCCTAATATAGCATCGTAGTTATAATCTGAAGATTGTTTTAATTCTTCTATTTTTTTTGCTATATCAGTCCTTTTACTAGTATTAAAAAAATCTATTACTGATGGAACATCATTAATGATGTTTCTATTATTATCATAATACGAACTATGACCATATTCTAACAATAAAGTATACCCGGGTCTTAAATACAGTCTTTCAAATATCTCTAACTGCTCTAAACTATTTACTTTAAAAGCTACATCAGTTTTACGGATAGTACCTTGATCATTTTGAGTAACTATTTCTATACTATCTACTCCTGGTATAGGTCTAAACCCTAAAGCTCCGTCTTTAGTATATGATGAATCTTTTCCTGTTTGATTAAAACCTTTATTTAATTTATTTAAAATCCCGCCTTGAAGTATATTATTTTCAGCTTTAAATTTTGGATCAGTTTCTTCATCAATAATTACTCCAGAAGATATTCTTGCCCAACCGGTACTGCCGTGTTGAACTGCTAAGTCTCTATCCGTTAAATTTTGAGAAGCTCTTTTTTGACTACGTACTTGTAACTGCTCTTGTACTTCAAGTTTAAAAGGAGCTCCTATTAAAGGTGCAGCCATTATCTATTATTATTTGCGGCTCTATACAGATCTAAAACCCTTGATTTACTTAAAGGTATTTTTAACTGCACGCCTGGTCTTACTACTAAACTATCTCTTACAGATGTATTTGCAGAAGCTATTACCCACCATAGTGAGGAATCTCCATAAAATTGTAATGCAAGAGTATCAAATCTATCTCCGCCAGTACTTATGACATATATATCCTCTTCACTATCTGGTATATCAGGATATACAGGATTAAGATAGTAATTTTTTCCTTCGTCGGAAACTAATTTTTTTATATTATTATATCGTCTAAACATATTTTATTAATTTCCTAAAAATCTAGAAAAATCATCCGGTGCTGATGGTTGCTGTACTCCAGTAAATTTTGAAAAATCTGCAGCAGCTTCTTTTCCGCCTAATTTTAGCATAGCAGCATCAGTATCAAAAGGCTCAGGTTTTGGTTCATTAATCGGAACTCCATCTAAAAAGTTTACTCCAGCATCTTTATTAGTTATATAGTGTAGCTGTCCAGTCTGTACTGAGAATCTATGAATAGGAGTAAACGATAACGATACGTCTAATACATGGGGTAGTTGCTGTACACCAAAATCTTCAATACCTGATAATTTTACTTCCCAAGGATAATCAGTTTGCCAAGAATAATCTACTGAACTTATAAATCCTGGTTGATCTACTATATAGTCTCCAACAGTTGTAGTAACTAAAGTACCTCTCATAAATCCGTTATTATTAGAATAAGTAGGTGCAGTAGTAGAAGCAAGCATAACTAATTTTTTAAATATGGGTTCTAATTCTCTTCTACTAAAAGCAGCTGCTTTAAACCCTAAATTAATAGTTCTACTAAATCCTTGATAAGTATAAAAATCTTCTGCTCTACCTAAATATTTAGTGTTATTCCAAGATCCTTGATAGCTATCGCTAAAATTAGATAAAAATGCTCTAAAATAAAGATTTATATTATCGTCTTCATCAGGGTTAATTATACTAAATTTAAATTTTATGTGATCTTTTACTGTAGCTGGATCTGTTGTAGGTTCTAACAGGTTTCTTAAATCACTAAATTGAGTATCGAAAGATACATATGAATCAGTATATTTTGCTAGTCTTTTATTTTTAGATAATCCTATTCTAGTTTCTTTTTTTACCTCATTACTTATTTTCTGAGGGGCTATTCCAGTTGGAGTATCTTCAGTTTTAGTAAAATCTTTTATTACACCATCTCCTATAGTATCATTAGATTTACTTTTTACAAAATCATATGCTGATATTTTAGATGGATTTTTTAATTGGTTATTAAGTAGTAAATTACCATCAGCTAATGGATGATCTGCTCCAGGTTTAGGAGTTAATGAAGACCATGCTTCTTTTAATTCACTTCGATTTCTATCGAAATCAGCAGGAATTGGTATTTTACCTCTTAATTTAGCAAGTACATGAGGATTTGCAGTACCAGGAATGTATTTACCTTTTACTCCAAAGCCGTATACAAAATGTGTTCCTGCTTCTGCAGCTGCTT